TTGCTTACCTGAACATGGAAAACGAACTGATCTCCAAGGGCAACGCTCCGACTCACGAGATGACCATGCGCTGGCTGGAAGCCTGTGCAGACAAGTGGGCCAATGACCCAGCCAAGTTTGCCGAGCGTCGTGGTTTCAGCGTGTTTGACCGCTCGTCCCTGACCAACTCGCCCCTGCTGGAGCAGGCTCCCGATCCTGAGCAGAAGGTAGCGTAATGCACCTCGTCATCGGCACACCCTGTTACGGCGGCATGATGTGTACCGAGTACACGCAGTCTTTGTTGTCGCTTAAAGAAGCCTGTATTCAGCACGGTATCAAACTAACGTGCATTTTTCTTGGCAATGAATCTCTTATCCAACGCGGAAGAAATACATGTGCGCACCACTTCCTCCAGATGGATGACGCCACCCACCTAATGTTTATTGACGCCGACCAGAAGTTTGTGGCAAACGATATTGCCCGGATGATTAAGGCGGACAAAGGGATTATTGGCGGTCCTGTGCCCATGAAGGGTATTAACTGGAACAAGGTGCGGCAGGGGGCAGTGCTTAACCACCCGGACTTGTCCGCGCTCACCGGTATATTCAACATCAATCATCTTGATGGCCACGACATGGTATCCCCGGACTTGCCCTTTCAAGTCAAGCACATTGGCACAGGATTTATGTTGATACGCCGCGATGTTTTTGAGAAAATACAGCCACACGTTGGTTGGTACACAAACGGCGGCGTAACCATCAACCCAGAAGACAAGGTCTACGACTACTTTAAGGTGCAAAATGTAGACCACGAACTGCTGTCTGAGGACTACAACTTCTGCCACTTATACCGTGAACACGGTGGAACCGTTTGGGCTGCACCTTGGTGCGTGCTTGGACACTTTGGCGCTTATCTTTTCTCAGGGCAATACGCCCAACAAGGAGCTTTAAATGGCACATCACTGCATTAAATACCGTCTTACCGCCGAGGGTACTATCCCCTCGTTTCTCTGCTTACACGAAAACGGTGTTGGTGGTGTGTACGTTGTTGGTGACCCCAGCACGCCTAGCCCACGCGACATGGTGATGGTGGGCCTGACCGAGAACGACGACACGGGCGACGCTGAAGTGATCCCCACACAAGCGGACCTGCAAACCTACCTTGCAGACGTTGGCGCTAACTGGACACAGCCCGACCCAGCACAACCCGGCGATATAAATGCAACAATTCCGTTTGACGCTGCCGCTGCTGCACAATGGGTATGGGACAGGAAAACTGCACTGGACGCCGCGTAAACACAGGGGTAGAGTACGGCTTTACCCTTAACAAAGTACTCCATGCTAGCCGAACTCGCCATAGCCAACGCTGCTTTTGCAGTTATTAAAGAAACTGTGGCCAATGGTGGAGACATTATGGCGGCAGGTAAGCACCTGTTTAGCTTCTTTGATAACAAAGCTGCGATAGCTAAGAAAGCCGGTCAATCAGGCTCAGACTCAGAGGCGTTTTTTGCATTAGAGGCTATCAAACGGAACGAACAAGAGCTGCAAGAGCTGATGATCTACTGCGGGCGGGCTGGGTTGTGGGACGATTGGTTGCAGTTTCAAGCTGATGCAAAGCGCAAACGAGATGCAGCGGTCAAGGCTGAAGCACTAGCTAGATACAAGCGCAAACAAATGATCTGGGCGTGGATTAACGGTATTTTGATTACGGTTTCTGTTTTATCCGGCGTGATTGTTATCGCCGTATTGGTGTGGGCCATATATACGAGGGGTGGAAATGGATGATCTTATCGCGATGGTTAAGGGCTTTGCGCCCGGTATTGCAACTGCGCTGGGTGGCCCTTTGGCTGGCATGGCAGTTAGTGCGCTTTCTAAACAACTTGGCGTCGAAGATGAAGTAAACGCGGTGATGAAGGCAATCAACAAAGACCCGGAGGCGGAAGCTAAAATTAAACAACTCGAACACGACAAATTTAAAGCTATTCTTGAAGATAAAAACAGCGCTCGTGAGCGCGAGGTGTCTATTGCTGCGAGTGCGAATGCGCCTCTTCTTAACAAAATTGTTACGCCAGCTTTGGCGCTAGGGGTTGTAGGCTTATCGTTCCTACTGTTCGCGGTGCTGATCTTTGTGGAGGTAAAACCCGAGGCCAAAGATATTCTGATTTACATTTTAGGCGTGCTGTCAGCGGCGGTGACGCAGATTCTGTCTTACTACTTTGGCTCTTCAATGGGGAGTAAAGATAAAGGTGAACAGTTGAGGTCCGTTGTAAAATAACTTGGAGTATTGCTGTGTTTCTCTGGATACCCGTTGCGTTTATTTGTTTTACGAATGGTTCCTGCGGGTTTGCCGATGGGGGCTTAATGGTAACCGCCAGAGAGTGTGAACAGAAAAATTACGTGGTCAGACAGAAGTTGGCCACAGACCTAAGCGTTGACGCTTTTGAGCTCACATGCTTAAAGATTAAACCTAAGACAGCGGACTCAATATGAAACTTACTGCCAACTTCTCCCTTGCGGAGATGACCAAAAGCGAAACCGCCCTACGCCATGACATCGACAACACCCCCGATGCCGACCAGCTAGAGAACCTGACTATTCTGTGCGAGTGCGTGCTGCAGCCCGTGCGCGAGCGCTTTGGTATGGCGGTTAAAGTCAATTCAGGTTTTCGCAGTGTTGAGGTAAACACCAAAGTCGGTGGCTCCAAAACATCAGATCATTGCCGGGGCATGGCTGCAGATATAGAAATTCCCGGCGTACCGAACGCAGAGCTGGCCCAGTGGATCATGGACAATTTGAGCTTTCGGCAGGTAATTCTTGAGTTTTATACCCCCGGCATCCCTGATTCGGGATGGGTGCATGTCAGCTACAACCCCGGGGATAACAAAAAGCAGGCGCTTACCGCTACCAAAAAAGACGGTAAAACGGTATACTTATCCGGACTTGTTGCATAAGAGAGCACCATGCCCTTAAAGAAAATACTACTCAAGCCCGGTGTTAACCGCGAAAATACCCGCTACACCAATGAGGGCGGGTGGTACGACTGCGACAAAATTAGGTTCCGACAAGGCACACCAGAAAAGGTGGGCGGATGGGTGCAGTACAACGCAGGCCGGTTTTTAGGTATCTGCCGCTCGCTACTTAAGTGGGTGACGCTGAGTAATCTGTCCCTGTTGGGGGTCGGCACAAACATCAAGTACTACCTAGAGCTGGGCACAATTTTCTACGACATCACGCCCATACGAAGAACAAGCGGTGTGGGAGATGTAACCTTTGCAGCCACTACGGGCTCTACTACCCTTACGGTAACTGACGTAGGCAACGGCGCGGGTGTTGGGGATTTCGTTACCTTTAGTGGGGCTGCAGGCCTTGGCGGCGTTATAACCGACACGATACTAAATGCAGAGTATGAAGTCGTAAGCCTCATTGACGACGACAACTACACGGTAACGCTATCTACCACGGCTAACGCCTCGGACACAGGAAACGGCGGCTCCTCTGTTGTGGGTGCGTATCAATTAACCATTGGCGCTGCGATTGAGCAAACACTTACTGGCTGGGCTGCAGGGCCTTATGGGTTTGGTACGTGGGGTAACGGCACGGCTTCGATTATTGAGGCGATACGCATTTGGAACCACCAAAACTTTGGTGAAGACTTAATCTACGGCCCTCGTGGCGGCGGCATTTACTACTGGGATGCAAGCAACGGCGTTGGCACCCGCGGCGTGGTGCTGACTGGCTCAGACGTGCCTACCCTGCAAAACAACCTCATCGTGTCAGATGTGTCGCGCTTTGTGCTGTGTTTCGGTGTGAACATTTTGGGCGAGTCTGAAATTGACCCCATGCTGATACGCTGGTCAGACCAAGAAGACCCAACCAACTGGACGCCAGCGATTACAAATCAAGCAGGTGACTTGCGATTGTCTATTGGCTCAAGCATCATTACGGCCAGCCAGACCCGTCAAGAGATACTGGTTTGGACCGATGCGGCGCTGTATTCTTTGCAGTACCTTGGCCCTCCCTTTGTGTGGGGTGCGCAAACCGTTGGTGAGAACATCTCCATCATCTCCCCCAATGCCAAGGCAACTGCCAACAACATCACCTACTGGATGGGCACGGATAAGTTCTACAAGTACGACGGTCGTGTACAAACACTGCGCTGTGACTTGCGCCAGTTTATCTTCCAAAACTCTGACCCAACCCTGACGCTAGAGCGCTCTCAAGCAGGGCAGGTATTTGCCAGTACGGTCGAGGCGTTTAACGAGGTGTGGTGGTTCTACTGCTCTATTGGGGAAGACTACCCTAACCGCTATGTGGTCTACAACTACGTGGAAGATGCTTGGTACTACGGCACAATGTCGCGCACAGCATGGCTGGATAGCGGCCTGAACGCGGTTCCAATTGCGGCTACGCCAAACAGGTACTTGACTTCACAGGAAACCGGTGTAGACGACGGCGAGACAGGCACGCTGCAGCCTATCGAGGCCTACGTTACGTCCTCTGAGTTTGATATTGACGATGGGCACAACTTTGGTTTTATCTGGCGTTTGCTCCCAGATTTGACTTTCCGGGGCTCTACGTCTGACTCTCCCGTGGCTAACTTCTCCTTGTTGCCCTTTCAGAACTCAGGCTCTGGCTACAACAGTCCGTCCTCTGTTGGGGGGAACAACAACGCCAATGTATCCCGCATAGCCACCGTCCCTATTGAGCAGTTCACGGGGCAGATAAACACCCGGGTGCGTGGGCGTCAGCTTGCGATGAAGATTGAGTCCACTGCGCTAGGTACTACTTGGCAGTTGGGCGCACCCCGAATTGACATCAGACCTGACGGCAGACGCTAATGGCTACAAACCCCCGTGTCAGCGTAGATTCCTTGTTGATCCCTGTACCACCACGCCTGCCTAATGCCCCCGAAGTCGTAGATAGGCAATACACGGATCAGTTCAATAACATCCTGCGCCTGTACTTTAACCAGCTAAATTCTTTATTGGGTTCGGCGTTCGGCCCCAATGGCGGGCGGTACCTTGAGTGCCCAAACGGATTGTTTTTTAACACCGCTGACCAGACTTTTGCGGTCACTAACACCGCCTACCCGGTGGTGTTTAGTACCACCTATCTGTCAAACGCCGTGCAGCTGCAGTCTGGCAGCACGTCT